CATTTGTAGTTTCAGCTACACGCTTGATAGCGCCTGTGGCAGCGTTAACACCTGCTATGATCGCAGATATTTCAGCAATCATTTGCGAGTCTTCTCATAGGATCTCATAGCACCTAGTCCTAACATGCCCATGAGTACAGGCATCATAGTTTCTAGCGGTACAAGAGGAATAACAATGTCTATACCTACTAAGGCCAGTACAAAGTTTGCAAATGGAATTGTGATAAAGTTACCAAACATTCCTAGTCCACATGTCCAGCCAATGAAGGGCCTCCAACCACTTACAAAGATACTAGAGTGTGCTGCTTCAGTCTTGTTAACCTCAAGCTGCCCCTTCATAAGTTCTTGATGATGTTCTTCTGACATCGTAGCAATCTTGTGAGCCAGCATTGCCTTCTGGTCTTTGTCTTCAATAAACTTATCTAGTAATCCAGTGACAGGGCCTACTAAGTTTGCTAACATACTCATTTAATAACTCCAGATGTGGGGCCTTGGACGGCCTTCAGAGCATTCAAGGTCATCAAGGTGTACAAATCTAGAGCCGCCTTTCTGACTGATACCAATGCCAGTGAAACCTGCCTCTAGAGCGCCCTGTAAGAGCTTGTAAGCGGCTTCACCACGTACCCCTATATCTATGGCCCTACCTGAAGCATGTGCTCCCGGAGAGGCTTTACGGGCCTCTATGGGGTGGTCTTTACAACGGTATGCAGAGGTTACAGGGAAGCTAAAGCCAAGCTTCTCACGCAAGGCATCTACCTTCTTCATGAACTCAGGGTCTATACCCTTGGTTTGGCAGTGCTTACACTCCAGTTCTTCTTCTGTGAAGTACTTGTACACTAAATAAGACCTTCTATTTTCTTAACATCTGTAGAAGCAAGCTTACCTAAATTAATTCTTACTTCGCTTCCTTCACCTTTTCCGCTACCTAGTTCTCTAGCTATGTTTCTTAGCTGCGCGTAAGGGCTAAAGCCTGCTCTTTTAATACCAGACATTAATCCTGTAAAGCTAAACTTATCATCAGAGTCATTAAAGTTATAACGATCTACAATAATAGTATTCCCCTCATCGTCTTGTTCTATACGCGCTTGTCCTATAGTAGTTTTCATAGAATATTCAGGATCAAATACTTTAGTAACAAAATCTAAAGCACCGCCGCCGCCACCTACATCTGCATACTGGCTTTGTCCCGCAGCTTGAGTACCATAATCAGCGTATTCAATAGCTTTCTTACCCTGACTTTGTGCGCGTAGTGCTGCATTTTTTAAAGCTTCTTTTTCTTCTTGTTTTAAATCCTGCTCTGTTAAAGTTTCTGAACCGCCAAATAAATCATACACAAACTGGCGAACATTTGTAGGTATTAGAGGCTCAGATTTAGGTCTTTCCAGTAATGAAGATTTTTCTGATTCCTGCTTAACAGGTTCTTTAAGTACAGGAGCTTCTTTCTTAACAGGCTCTTTACGTACAGGAGCTTCTTTCTTAACAGGCTCTTGGCGCACAGGAGCCTCTTGTTTAACAGGCTCTTTACGCACAGGTTGCTGAGCAGCTTGAACTTGTGCAGCCATATTAGGTTCTTTAGAAGGCACTACAATTTTTTGGCCCACATAAATTTTATCAGGATTACTAATTTTATTATTACGAGCAAGCTCTTTATAATCCATATTATACTGCTTAGCAATCTGACTGAGGGTGTCTCCTCTTTTTACTTCATACGAACTCATGCTGCTCTCCCTTTACGCAAAGCCTTTAATACTTTTCCACCTGATTCAAAATTATGTCTTGCATCATTTGGATCAAACTCAATAGCACTTTCAGTTTTAAACTGTCCGGGCTTAAACAATATGTAAGAAAACGCCTCATCAGTAGGTACATCTGCTGGAGTATCTGAAGTGTTTAAATACCTGATAGAATCAAAGCCCTGATCTTCTAGCATTTTTCTAAATGATAAATTAATATCTGCCTTTTTCATACGCTCTACAAGCAAGTCTTTTTCTGACATTCTATTTTTATTAAGCGTACCGCCTGTTACTTCATCCTGCCAAGCTTCAAAGTCCAATACTTTTTGATACAAGTTGTCTTTAGCAGCCCTAAACTTAGAAGCATTTAAATTCGGAGCCTGAGTAAATACAGCCTCAACAACATTAGGTATTGTATCTGGAGTATCAAACAACACTGAAGCGTCTGAGTACAAAGCAAAGTTAGGATCGTTTAGTTCTAAAGGATTTTTAACTTGTATAAACCCACGCATCATAGCTATTGGAGGAGGAGCTTCACCTTTCTTCAAAGGCTTTTTAAGCCTATTAGATATTTGCCGTGAAGTTAAACCTGAGTCTTCATCAAAAGCATCCTCGTCTCCTTGTCTCCTAAACAATGCCATACGTTCTGCTTGAGTCTGAGTTCCTACGTGCAGTCCTGTTTCGTTAGGCATACCCACAGCCTCTTCAAACTCATTGGAGAAACCACTAGCCACTGCTCTGTATTGCATTTGTTTTTCTTTAGAGGCGGCTATGAAAGCTTTTTTATTTGCTTCACGAATTTCAGGAGAAACCGTATAATCTATAGGCATTACTTTACCTGAAGGATCTGTAGGCAGTGCTTGCCTCGGCATCCTGCTAAAAATTTTACGAGCTAATGTCCGTTCTTCTGGTGTAAACTCTGCTATAAGTTTTGTTACTTCTTCAGTAGAAATAGTTCTACCAACAGTCTGAGCAACACCCTTGTAGTAATTATCAAACTTATATTCCCAATTAGTATTAATGTTTCTAGCACCAATAGTGTCTAGCTCGTAAGCTAAATGATAATCTATGTCTTGAGTATTGGCTCCTTCCATGTCGAACTGCTCGGATAGTTCCATGTCTCTATTGTAGTTTTTTATTTGATCTTTACTATAACCACGCGCCCTGCTAAAGTCATCGCCCATGCGTAAAGCACCCTGCTCGTCTATAAACTCGGGCATTTCTTTTCGCATATCAGACATACTTAGGTCATGCTTTTCGCCAATAGAGGATTTAACTTTTGCAAACAACATTTCCTTGAAGTCAGGATCATCTAGCTCTGCCGGTAAATCAGGATCTGGGCTGGCATAAGTTTCTTCAATATTTTTAGCTACCTTAACCGCGCCCTCAGTAGAAACTTTTACATTATTCTTCTTGGTTTCTCCCAGAATAGTTTGCGCCAACTCATTTACAAAGGGTGATAAAGCTTTGGTAGCTGCTCTAGTCAGACCGCCTACTACGTATCGACTTCTTTCTTCACGATCTTCTTGATCAATAAAAGCATCCCCAGCTTGTGAGTCGTAAGGACGGCCTGTTACTTTATCTATGCGCTCATCAGGTTCACTAGCTGCGCTTTCTACTTCTACAAGGCCACCTTTGTCGTATGGCGCTCTGCGCTTTTTCTTTTCAAAAGATTCCCAAAAATCATCATAATCTTCTTTAATATCTTCGCCCATAATTGGATCTATGGCACCATAAAAAGGCATACGGCCACCTATAATCGGTCCAATTTTTCCGTAACTAAAACCTCTAGCTGCATCGCTTGCTAAAGGCCCAGCTAAGGAAGCTGTGGCAGTAAACGGATTACCTGTTACATCATAAGTTTTTTGAGTTCGTTGAACCATATCTAAAAGAATACCCGCGCCTCCCCATCTTGCTACACCTTCAGCAGCAATTTCAGCTCCGCTTTTGTCTGAAAAAGAATCTGAATTTCTTACATAATTCAAACCTGTAGCAGCCGCTGTCATAGTTATAGCAGTAGCTAAAGTATTTGCCGCCCCTACAGGATTGTCAGCTAAACCAGCAATTGCACGTACAAACTGTTTTAGAACTTTATTTGTAAAAGCTGTGGGGTAACCTAGTAGCTCTGCAAAAATTGCTTTTTTAGGATCTGACATCCAGATAGGCTTTATAGCTGCTCGGGGGCTTGTATCTAAAATAACTTCATTTACATATCTACCTGCACCTCTTTTAATATTTTTATAAAAAGGATCTTTAGAATTTATTTCACCGCTATTTCTGTTTAAGTAAGCGATGCCTTGATCTATATCTACATTGAGTTCAGCTAATTGATTTCGTAAATTTTTAATTCTTTTAGAATCTGGCAAGGCTCCATGATTTTTAATAGCTGTTAAATTCTTGTGTATTAAAGATTTACCTGTGTTATAGCTCGCAAGCTGCACTGTTTTTGTCCAACCGTCCAACAAAGTCATTTTAAAAAATGCTCTGTTTGCTTTTTTAAAACCATGCCCTGCTATACTAGAGTCTCCTAAGCGATCAGCTGCGCTAACACTAGCATTTTCTAACATTAAAAATGACTCTCGCATTTCATGAAATATTTCAGGATCTGAAAGCCCTTGCTTTCCTAGCTTTCTTCGTAGTCCATTAGTCATTAATTCTGTTCCTTGAGCAAGTGCTTGCCCAAAACCTTTACCCATTTCTTTAGTTCCCGCTTTCTGCATGTTTAAAAGAACTTCAGGTAAACTAGATACTGTGGCAAAAGCTAAAGTAGACATTCTTATAAGAGTAGCGTAGCCATCACGGGCAAATTGAGCAGCAGGCCCAAAATCTTCTAAACCTTCGCCCGTCATACTTTTGTAAAGATCTTGAATATGCTCTTTATCTGTATCAGTAAAGGTATTTTTTACCGCCTCCACTTCCCTTTTAATTGGATCAATAAATTTAGTAGTAAACTCATCTACATTATTGACACCAAACACTTTTCTTTTTGAATAAGAATTTGCACTTTGCGTAATGTATTGAAACAAAACATTTTCAATATCATTATCAAGAAAGTCTTCATATTTATTATCGTCTTTAATACTATTAAACTTACGGGCGGTAAAAAAAGAATTGCCTGCTACATGAGAAGCCCCGCTGGGGCCAGCTGTATCGTTTTTCTTTTTTAACATGCCTTCTATAATAGCCTTGGCTTCGTCCATATTTTCAGCTTCGCCATCTTCTATAAGAAGTTTAGCAAATCTATTTTGACCTTTACCTGCTAGTTCGGCTCTTTTAGCGTCAGTTACAACTATACGTTGACCATAAAAGTCTTTCATCAAAGCCTTTCTATTCCAAAGACGCGGGAAGTAATCTTCAGGAATAACATCTGTTTCAAAACCTAATTCTTCATTTTTAGCAATTACTTGATTTAATACATCGCGTCTAATTAAACTTGCCGCTTTGTTTACATCTTCTGATTGAGAACGTGACCCACGTAAAGCTCTTACAAGCTCTGTATTTATAATATCTTTTAAACCCCCATGAGAAGCGTCTCGTAGGCTGTGTGTAGCCCTTATTAAAGGTGCATACAAAGCTCCAGCATAGTCTTTCCAAGTCTCGTTGTAGTCCATGCCGACCTGTCGCGTTTCACTTGTATAAGTTTGATTAGCGTCATAACGCATTATTTCAGCTAAGCGAAGAGCAGAAGGAGACTCAGAAAACTTAGTAAGTACTTTTGTAGGTCTTCCAAATAAAACCTTACCATGTAGCGTTTGTGTCTTCTTTAGCAACATTGCTCTAGCATTGTCTGGAGATATGACACCTCTTTCTACTTGCAATAGAGTGTCAGCTACTTCTGCCTGTGTCTGCTCACTGCCTCCAATTTTAGAAGTAAATGCTTGCGCTTTAGCTGTAATAGCTTTAGGAATCTCTACACTACCTGCTTCTTGAGCCACGATAGTCAATTCATCAAGAGCTTTAGTTACATTTTCAGAAGGAGCATCGGGGCCTTTCTTTCTATTTCTCATGTAGTTGCTAAACGAAGCAATAGCAAACTCTCTGCTTTGCTTAGCTTTGTTCATACCATAGAATACCTCACCCATTTCTTCCATGAGTTCGTCATCTAGATCATCAATGTTAGGAAGATCTCTAGTAGCTTCATAGTCAAATATAACTTCTTCTAGCTCTAACCTATCTATATCATATTGCTCTGCAATTTTTTCTATGTCTGCATCAGATACAAAGCCGCCATACTTAGTATCTTCCTGCTGGCGCTGTTGAGCTTCTTTAGAAGCCTGTCGAGACTGCTTAGCATTAAATCGTGCCTGCTTCTGGGCCTGTTCTGGGCTAGGAGCTACGCTCATTAAAAGCTCTTCTACGTCATCTTTAAATTCTAGATCTACATTTTTAACTTCTTCTGCTGAAATTTCATTTTGCGTAGGAGTGCCAGTTTCATTTACTAAGTTTAATTCAACTTCTTCTTCGTCTACAGAGCGTCTAATGTTAGCATCACCCAACCTACTACGAAATATATTATTATAACCACGCCCAGCAAAAGACAAACCTTTAGCTAACCCCTCTCCAATTTCAGGAGTGAACCGTCCTAAAGCACCACCTCCTACTGTTCCTAGCGTTGTTGCAGTAATGCTTTGCGCCATGTCAAATTCTTTTTGAATATCGGCTGCCATATGAACAGCTTGCTCAGAAGCGTTGCCAACACCTGTCCAACCTGCCCCTGCCACTGCTGCTTTTGTCATCATAGCATTACGGCTATTGCTGGCTGCAAACTGCAAAGCTCTTTTAGCCGCTTCATTACCTACAGCGGCCCGCATAGCTAGAGGTAATTTAGGCCCGCCTACCATCATAGTAGCTACATTTAAAGGATCTTGAAAAAAATGTTTAGCACCACTAACGACAGATCCAAAATATTCAAAGCCTTCAGGGTCTGTATTTTCCCAATCCTGTAGTATTCTACCGTAAGCATCTTTAACTTCTTGCGGTGCCTTTTCAAGCATAGCCGCAGTACCAAAGCCAGAAAAAGTCATAGCATCTTGGCGTAGCCTATCTATAATTTCATCAGAGGCATAGTCTTCTACATTTCCTGCTACAGCTTTCATGTAATCGTTATCGCCAAACCTATGCTCGAATACAGTTTCTAAATCTTCTGCTCTTGCAGCTTTAAAATCTGACACAGACATAGTAGTATCTTTAGCAGCCTCTGGTATATCTTTAGATACAGGCGCAGACTGCATGTGATCTGTAAAATCATTAAGATTTGTAAAGTCTATTTTAGGCTTTGAAATTTCAGTCATTTAAATTAGTCCTGAATAGATTGAAGAAGCTGATATACAGAATACGAGTTGCCTGACTTATCGCTAATTAAAGGTTTAAATAAATGATTGTATGCTGGATCGTCTTGATAGCCATTAAAGCTTTGTAAGTACGCAGTTAAAGTTTTTTTGTCGCTTTGCAAATTATTTAACTCTTCCATTAAAGCTTCGCTTTTAACAACACCTGCTATATAAGCTGAGTCTACACGGGCAGCATTAGATTTTTTAATACTACCAAGAGCTTCTAAAATTTCTAGAGTTGTAGGCTCTGCCTTTTTAACACTAAGGCTAAAATCAAAATCATCTGCTTCAAAAAAATCAGGAGCCACACTTTTATCTACCATTCTAGCCATATCATTAAGAACAATATGCTGACTAATTGTTTGAGATAAGGTAGCAGAATTATTTTTGTAGCCGTCTGTTTTTGTATTAAATTTAATAACTGAAGAGTCCGCAACCATATCAGCGTAAGCCGCAGTAAATGTTTTAGCTGCTAAATCTTCGTTATCTACATTTATATCTCGTAGAACATATTCAGCATAGGCATCACTAAACCCGTTAAAATCAGAGTCATGTCCGCTTTGAAAAACACCTAGCTGGTGTCTGAAATCTTGAGCAGTCGCTTCCGCTTCTGCTGGAGTAACTGATGCGGCCCTTAATGGATCTAAACGTACAGGAGTATCCGTCACGATAGGATCACTTACAGGATTGTCATACGGATCTAACTGTACTTCAGTTTTTCTATTATAAACAATACCACCTATTGTTACTTGAGTAGTTGTAACTTTTGGTGTTGTTTGAGTTTTTAAATCTGTAGATGTTTCATCGGGTACAAAAGTTTCTTTTTCTCGACCCCATCCATCTTTTTTAAGAACACGCCTACCTGTCACAGTATTTTGTTTGCCATTAATGTAAACAGTTTGTGTATCTGCTTTTTCACTGACAACTTCATAATCATTATCAGAAGCTTTAAAAGACTCCATAGACTTAGCAATCTTCTGGGCATCCTGCACAGGCACCCCTCTTGCCAAGGCGGATTGCGCGGCTGCTAAGGCATCTACGTCTCTTATATAACGACTGTTAATAATGCTATTAGCTGCGTCTGCTCTCAACGCCCCTCCTGACTTACCTCTAAAGAATCCTGCAACGCCTTGCGCCACAGATCCTAAAGGAGTATCGGCAATCCCGTCATTAATTTTAATAAACTTTTCAAAAGCTGTAGAGTCATTACCTACAGACATGGCAGCTTGCGTAGCTTCATTAAATAAAGTTTTATTCTTTTTAGCTAGTTCTGTAGCCTGCGTGTACACATATTGATCAAAACCATCTTTTGTATATGACTGCTCATCAACATTCATTTTTAATTGTTTTTCAAGCAAAGGAATGTATTGATCTCGCAAATAACCTTCTACGCCTTGAGCATGGGCTTGAGCTTTTTTATTATTATCCAAGTGCGTAATACTTTGCTGTACTCCCGCATTGTATTTAGCTCTTGCTGCCATGATGGGTTCTTGTTGCATAAACTGAAGGGCTTTTCTTTCACTATTAGTCTGAGCAATAGAGCCTAAAAGCTTACCGCCCATCTGCAAGTAGCCTTCTATCTTTTGATCTTTTCTACGTCTTCTTGCAGCTTTATCACGCTCTTCTCGGTTAGTGCGTTGTGTCGCAAGGAGGGATTCTCCTAAATCTTCAATAGCCATTTACTGCTCCATACTCAATAGACTTGGTGTCTCGGGTTGCGCTTCAGGCGGCCCTTCAGGGGGCGGTTTCATTTCTTGTATACGCTCTTCTATTTCTTGAGGCAAAGGTATGTTACTTGTCTGCTGTGCTTCTTGTAGTCTTTGAAGGACTTCGTAGTCTGCACTGTGTCCATCTAGTTCTTCTTCTTCACCGTCTATACCATCAATACTGAAATCAACATCTGCTCTTTCGCAAAGGGCCATAAAAATATATACAGTAGGCTCAATCAATAGCACCATAAGATCAGGATTTATTTTACCATTGTTATACATTTGGAACAAAAGAACTTTGGTTATTTCCATAAGAGAAGTACCATTAGCAATCACTTCCATGAACTGCATGTAGTTTTCTTCTTCTGTTATTTTTTCAAATATAAAGTTTGTAGCCGCATTAATTGTTGTAAACTCAGGCGGCTTTTCAAATGGTAGGGGAGTGTCTGGATCGTTAGCCAAAGATTCTCCGGGTACTGATCTAGACATCCTAGCTTTTATAAGATCTGTATTAATTTCTGGCATACTCATAATTTATCTCCCATATCCTACTGCGCCGGGAAAGGCCATCGTAGGGCTTTGATGCATCAGTCCTTGATTTAAAAAGTCCATAGAAACTGCACCTGCGCCATAGTTTCCTGCGTTTAGAACTGAAGTCATGTCTACAGAAGCAAAGTCAAATTGAGGCAGGATATCTGCTATGTAACCTCTTCCTCCACCAGACATTTCTATTTCTTCAGGTGTGGCAAATGTCCCAGCTACACTTTGCAACATAGGAAGTCCTACAGAAATAGGATCATCAATAGCTGCGCTTACGCTCCTATTAACGCCTGCCATGCCCCGCTCAAACAAAGAAGGCTTTGCTGCTTCTCCAGCTATGCCTGCTACATCAGTAACCTTGCCAGTGTTTAAAAGACCTCTTTCAAAGTCTGTTGTGCCGGGAGCATACTGAGGTTGAGAAGGCATAATGTATTGATTAGCATCTGCAAAGTCAAGAGGCTTACCTACTATTTCTTCTACAGGACTTAACAAACTTTGAGTAGCTTTTTCATAAGACAAACCGCTATAATCAACATCAGCTACAGTCGGAATAGGCTTGTAAGCTGCTAAAGTAGTTTGACTTTGATCCAAGACAGCTTGACTAGCATCTAAAGCGCCTCCTGTAAAATCTGATAAACCCTCTCCCGTAGGCTTAAAGTTTAAGTTCAACTCTCCGGGCTTGTACCCTGTCTCTGGAACTTTTAAAATATCTTCAAACTCTAAAGGATCTGCTGCTGGATTAAACCCTGCAATAGTTGCTTGGGCATTAGCTTGGATAGCTTTTATATTAGGACTAATTTTACTAAAATCTAAGTTTAAATTTTGCCCTGTGTTAGCTAAGTTGCTAAAAGTATTTTCATTTAAAACTGTATTTGGATTTAAGTTTTGTAAATTTTCTACGGACAAACCTGTAGAGCTACTAAGCTTATCGAGTGTCATACCTTTAGATAAAGTAATATTGTCTCGGAAAGGATTCATTATATTACCCGCATCCATCTTAATTCCTTCCATCACACTATCAGCACCAAAAAAGTTTGCCTTGGCACTACTAATTTCTATACCGGGAAGTTTGTTTAATGCAGTTTTACCGAACTCCATGATGCCACTGGTCACAGTTTTAAAAGCGTTAACACCTGTCTGCACAAAGCCGTGGGCACCTTTCAATACAGTACCTACGCCTTTTACAACACTGCCTAAAGCAGAGCCTTGCAGCCCCGCAAACTTACCAGTAAGACTAGCCATTTTACCTGCCATTCCTCCTAAGCCTTTCATTAAGGCTCCTCCTATCCCCGGAAGAATAAACATCATAGCTAGTTGACCAACTATGCCAATCTTACCCATGAATTTACCAAATTTCTTAAAGCCTTTCTTGATTGCTCTACCAATCTTTTTAAAGACCTTACCAATACCTTTAAATATTTTTTTAAAAAAACTCATTATGTAATCCCATTAATAAGAGTGAATAATCTGTCTACATTGGTAGACTTTTCTGCGCCGCCTGTAGCTCCCTCGTTAGCCAAGGCTGTAGCGTACAGGGTAGTTTTTCTTTGCTGTTCGTTTTCAAAAGCAGTTCTTACATAGGTTGCATCATCTCGTAAGTTCTGCCACAAAAAAGCCATTTCAGCAGAGTCCATTTGAAATACTTGTTGAGCATTTAACATATTAGAAGCATTTTGTGCTGCCGTATCAATTGTATTTGATTTTCTACGCCATTCGATATTAGACTGCTCTACAGCCTGAGCATTAGCAGCATTCCATGTGTCCCTTTGAAGATCCATATTCTCATTAAATTGATCTGCTGTAAGTTTTAAACTTGCATTATGCTTAGACACATCTGTAACATTTTGAGCATTAATAGCTTTAAGCCTATTTATTTCTGAAGTATTAAATTGTGTCATTGCGTTTTGTTGACTAGCATTGAACTGACGCATTGCTGCTTCTGTAGAAGTTAAAAACTGATTTACTTGATTTTTAGAAGTCGCATTAAATTGTTTTTCAGCATTTATGGCGGCTTGATCCGACAATATACGTTGTTGTTTAGCTTGTTGATCAAACATGATAGCTTGCTGCTCATTATTTAAATTAGCCATATCCATAGACAAAAAACTTTGAGCATTTGTAATTGCTACTTTTGTTCTTTGATCTACCGCTGCCATATCTAAACTTGCAAGAGCCGTAGCGTTTTGAAGCATAGCTTGTTGTTCGTTACTCAAATCTGCAAGTACAAGAGTTTGCATAGCTTTACTATTAGCTAACTCAACTTGTTGTGCTGCATTAAACTTTGTAAGATCTATATTAGCAACTGTAGAAGCATGTTGAATAGCTTGTTGCTGATCTACATTAAGCTGAGCCTGATTCATTTCGGCAGCAATTTTGCCTTGTAACAAATTAGTTTGCAGTCGAGAATTTAAATCTGCTAATTCTGTCTGTTGTGCAGCACTAAGATTTTCAGACGCATTTTGATTTCTAGAAGACAGATTAGCTAAACGCATTTGCTGATCATTAGAAAGATTAGCAAGCTCCATCTGCTGCTTAAACCCTGCATTCTTTACAAGAAAATCAGCAGCTATCTGCATATCTACAAGCCGCTTTTGATTGTAAGCAGTCATGTTTTCACGGGCAGTAGCGTCTTCGTACTTCATTTCAGCCAGTTCTATCTGCTGCTCGTTACCAAGCTCCATAGCATTTATAGCTTGTTGATTTTGAGAACGTAACACTGCTGACTGCTGCTCATTTGCAAGATTTTGAGTACGTGTTTGCTGCTGTTGCTGCGCGGAAGTTAGTACAGCTTGTTGATCAAAGTTACTTTGTAAGACTCCCATTTGCTGTGCCATCTGAGCAGTTTGTGAAGCTGCTGTTTGCTTGTTGGCTAAGTTAGCCATGCGTCTTTGCATGTCTTGTGTAGACTGCGTAAGATTGGCTTGCTGCTCATTAGAAAGGTTCTGCGCTGCACGTTGCTGGAGGGCCTGTGCGTTGCTTTGAGCCATTGGTAAGGCACTTTGTATGATTGCATTAAACAACGCATCACGCCCCACTGTGGAGGCCGACAGGCCCCTTTGAGCAAGTTTCTGCTCTACAGCTGATATTGCTGGCTTAGCCCATGCAGGAGTTTCACCGTCTTCTAACCCACCCAAAAGCGAATCCATTTGCGAAGATACAAGAGCTTCTGTAGGTAAAGCTGCTACAGCGGCTCGAACTTCCACAGGTTGCTCATCAATTTGTGCTTCAACAGTAGCTGGATCTTCTACAATAGCTGCTGTAATATCAGAAGGAATACCAGAAGTTTGTGCAATCATTTCGGCTGCCGCACCTTTCGCGGCTGTCCCAGTTACTGTGCGTCTTTGTGCAGCTTGAAAGCCTACTACGTCAGTGATAGCCGCCGCATCCCCAGCAGGAGCAGGCTCTCCTAGAATTTCTGTTCTTTGTTTTTCTTCAGCCGCTTTTGTAGAAGATACTTGAGTTTCTGAACCTGTCACGTCCCTTGCGAAAGTTCGTGAATCAATAGTGAACTGAGCTTCTTTAGCTAAAGTACTACTTTTTTGATCGGCAGTAGTTGTCACACCTTCCGCTTTTTCAGTAAGCTCTCTAATTTCATCAGGGTCTGCGATAGACTCTGCACTTAAATCACCTATAGCTGAAATTGTAGGGTCTAAGTCAACTGCCTTTGCCGCTGTGTATTCGGCTGGCTCAAAAGTAGTTACACTTTCTGCCTGAGCAGTTCCGGGAGCAAGTGTTGTCGTAGCTGTTCCTGCTATAGCTTTTTCTCTTGAAATAGCAGTGGCATCATCTAGCTTTTCAGTTTTAGTGCTCAGACCTGCTTTAAGTTTAGTAGTATCGGGATCTGTTTCTTTTACATCAGAAACAGCTAACTTTTTTACTGTAGCAGAATTAACTGTTGGCTTTTCAGGAGAAGTTATTTGAGGACGAGGAATGCTTTTAACAAAATCCTCTACATTTGTTTTGTTATTAGCCATATTATTTCCTTGTTGCCCTGTCTGCCCTATACTGCTATAAATATCTTCAGGAAGTCCACTGCCGTTATTTTCTGTTATATTAAGATTTCTAGCATTTTCACCTTGCCTAGCTTTCCAAGCATTGTGAGCATTTTTGTATGCATTCTGACCACCGACGTTTCCTTTATAATCAGATCTTTTAGGCTCTGGATCAACATTACTAGTTGTTGTATTAGTCGATGTCGGAGTAGTAGTAGTAGTAGATGTACCACTGTTTGTCACAGAAACTTTTCCATATTTAGCTACTCTTTCAGCTTCGAGTCGAGCCGCTTCTGCTGCTTGTTCAGCGGCAAGTTTGTCCTCTTTTTCTTTAGCAGCTTTTTCTGCGGCTTCTCTAGCCGCTTTTTGTTCGGCAGTTTCTTGCAGCTGAGGTTTATTTTTTTTCTGCGATTCTATATTACGTTTTATCTCTTCTTCAGTAATAATATCAATATTACCTTCGACACCTCCAAAATACTTTTTAGTTCGGCCACCCTTAGATTTTTTTTGACGAAGAGAAGTTAGTATTTTATTAGTATTTTTACTAGATCTTTTATTACTCATTATTTATCCTAAGTGTGTAATAATAACAGAAGAGGCACCAGTAAATACCACGCCTACTACAAGCCATGCAAGTCTTTCCCACCGTGCAGCATGAGATGCAGCTAACTCCCTTAACTGTTTTAACTCAGCCGTGGCTTCTCCCCAACGCTCTCCACATTCTTTCTCATGTTGAGCAATCTTTTCTAAAGCCTCTAGAGCTATTTCCATCTCAGTTTTTACTGCCATAACTACTTTCACCTACTGCTTTGCTTTACCAACATTAATGGCTAACAAGTCTGTAAGTTTGTAAAACTTTTCAACCCATTTATTATTATTAGGAATAGGTTTTAAAGCAGCAATAATAGAAGCTACAGTAACAATTGTTGTAATAATATTAATTAAATCCATTTTAAACTCCTTAAAAGATTATAGCATATTTTCTGAAGGTTGTCTACTGTTAAAGTTTTATTTATTACCAATTTGGTTTAGGGATGTCTTCCATGCTTGGGAAATCTTCAGTAGCTGGATAGTCACGAAGCAGTTGGCGATATGCTAATATTTCAGTTCTTTTTCCGTGATCCGTAATTGCTGCAAGTTCATCTGTTTGCCGCAAGCAAAGCTGCAACTGATCTCTACATATTTCTTCCATGTCCATAACTAAGATACCCTATAATAAGTTGTTGAAACTGAACCCAGTGATCCTGAAGGATTACCAACTACATCTGGTGTAGGAATTTTTGTCTGTGTGGTTGAGTTAGTATACATACCAACCAAATGACCGTTATGTACTTCAGAGTCTTCCCAGCCTGCTGATACAGAAGCACCTTTGTTTGTGCCGTCAAGTGCGTACATGTGGCAATTGGAAGTATCAGTAACCAAAAACACATTGTTTGTTGAATCAACAGCAAGGGATACAAGTGTTGAGGAAGTATGTGGCGTGTCAGAAAGAGTTACAAAACTAACGTAGCTGGAACCAGTTGCGTTGTACTTATGGATTTTAGAATTAGACCCATCAAGTACATAGAGGTTAGTGCCATCGTGCGCTATGCCTACAGCATTTGTCCCACTGACTTTATTACTAATGTCTATAGTAGAAACAAAAGCATTACTAGTGGTTGAGTAGGTGTGTATATTTGTACCGTTTAAGTTGTACAAAACATTATTGTGGTACGCAAGCCTATAAGGTGTTGCTTGTGAAGATGTGCTAATAGCAGTACCAAGTGCCTTAGTTGTTGGATGTATAGCAAAAATCTTGTTTTCATTAGTGTGCCCAATGTAAATAGTACTTGCGTCCTTAAATGCGTAGCCTCTGTAGCCTGTAGCAAAATACTGTGTATCAAAAGTAATTGTGGTAGTCACGCCTGAATATTTTCCAGCGAAAGGTGCAGTCTGATTACTTCTTTGAAACATTAGTGCGTGAGTTCCGTGAACAAACGGTGCCCTGTAGTTGTAGTTGTTAGTATTATCTATGTTAGATATGTCATAATTATAATTGTTTTGGACGTTAGTATAACGGGCATCCCATGTTGATAGGTGCTGATTAGAATAACTACTAGAAGGTCTTACCTTTATAGTAAATCTGTAAGTTGACTGACTAGTTCCACTTAAACTGTCGGGCCAGACCTCTGGATTTCTCCACCACTCGCCATTAGTAGGCCCTGTAAAAAGAGTTTTTGAGGTTATTTCTGTAAGCTCCCCAGAGGTATTATTTAAGTTAGGTACTGCATAGGTTACTTGATATGTAGTAGCACCCTGTGCTTGACCTTGATGCAGAACAACAATACGGTCAGTGCCGTCAATATGCAAAAAGATTGCTTTCACATAATTTCTATTAGGAGGCCATCCACTTCCAGTCCCATAGTCTGTTAGGTCAAAAGTGCCGTAATGCGTCTGTAGATCATTACTCAAATATGCAATTGCTGGTACTTGGTTGGTGCCGCCATCTCCAGAGAAAAAAGCTCTTAGGTTGGTAGCAGGCAAATTACTAGCTAGTGCGCGTGAAGTCATTCCATAAGCAACACAGCTAATTTTGTCTGCGGAACAAGTTGTAGGAAAAACTGTACCATCACGAAGATTCCTGCTTGATACAAAAGTAGTTCCATAACTACTGAACTTATTGACCCACCCGGTGCTTATTATACTAAACATTTCTTGAGTCCCGGTGTCAGCCATTCCGCCACCGTTATTTTGATATACGGTACTTACACCCTGCCAAGGAGATAAACTAGTATCATAGTCAGAATGGTTTGCTAGAGTTCCGGAACTAATAAAACTTTTTACTGGAGCATCAGGGTATGTAGAAGAAGACGCTGTAAGTCCTGTTCTAAGAAAAACTTCACTCCCTTTAGTTACAGTATTTGCCGTATCAAGTAAACTTAGGTTTCCACCAATAGGAACAGATACACCGCCGCCGCCACCTAATTTAATAGCCATTTATAGCTCCTTCCATCCAATAGTTGAATCAACATAAACCAGAGAAGCTCCAGCATCTGCTGCTAGTTCCCCATCGTCTGTTGCTGAATTAATTTTTGAGCCGTTACGAGCTACAGTGACTGTGCCGGTTCCAGCGTTCTTAATAAATACTACATCACCAGCACTAGGGCTTGCGGGTAGTGTGATTGTTACTGCACTGCTTGAGTTAACAATAAGCTGGTCTTTACTAACAGCAGTATAGTTTCCTGTCTTGATAGCAAAGTCATTATAAGCACCACCAATAGTTGCAAAGGCTAGTGTACCACTACCATTAGTGGTTAAACTTTGACCTGCTGTACCATCAGCCGTTGGCATTTTAAGACCGTTTAAGTTGGTAGAAGCTGCGTTATAGGCATGATTACCCATATAAGCATGACTTGAACACTGATAGTAAAGGACGCTAGGCGTTTCTCTATCTACTGCTATCTGTGTATAAGCTCCTGCACTTCCCGGAGTACCAGTGGTCGTTACGCCTGTAGTGTAAGCTGTTGTTTTAGCGGCATCCATGTAAAACAACAAAGGATGCCCACTGTTTGACCCGTCTGCTTGATCAAAACGATAAAAATATTCAGTGTTAGCTGTGACACTATCAGCACCGTGTAAATTAATAGCAGGAGACTCAATACCATTTAGGAAATAACCTGAGCTACTTCCGTCTCCATTATATGGATGTGCTGAAGTTTTAGAAGCTACTGTAACTGTAAATATTACGGGGCTTGAAGAACTTCCGTACACTCCACCTGCACCAGCACCCGCTGCAAGTTTTGTAGATGTGATAGCACCATCAGCAATTGCAGAAGCTGTAATGGCATTGTCAGCGATTGCAGCAGAAGTTACTGCATCGTCAGCAATACCAGTAGCTTTAATTTTTGTTGTAGCCATTTTACGCTCCTAGTTCTGGGCGAGTAGCTGGAAAGTCTGACGTACTAGGCCAATCCCGTAGTGCCTGACGATACGTTAAGATGTTATCTCTGTTAGGCCAGTCTGGGGTCTGTGCTGCTTTGTCTGTAGACTCTAGTTCTTCATCACGCCATAACCTTGCAGCGCCTTCCGCTGAAACAGGACTTGTAGCAGTAGCAGCCTCTTCGTACCTACCAGCATAATTTGCCTCAACAAACGCTAGGTCAGCTACAATGCGGTTAACTTCTTCGTTGCTTTCATTCTTAATAATATAATTAGCCATTGTAGCCTCCGTTAAACAAACATGATGATGCAGACGCCATCACCGCCCGGCCCCCAAACGCGAGCCGTGGCAGATGTAGCGGTATGGAAGGGGCCGCTAAAGGCACCGCTACCTCCACCACCAACTCCTCCGTTACCAGTGCCTACTTGGCCAGTGCTGGTCGTGTCTACGCCGCTTATCCAAGTAAGCGCACCGCCACCCCCAAAGCCACCGCCGGTTGCGGATTGGTAATAATGGCCAGTGTTTCCGCTGGGATTGTAGCCTGAACTGGCACCAGACCCGCCTCCAAAACCACCATTTCCAGAGTAAACACCAGTGTTGTGAGTGTGGTAGGCATAGCCTCCATTGCCTTGAGCGTCAATAGTGCTGATCGTAGGACTAGTATTTGGGCCGCCTGAAGTACCGGTAATCATTTTAGTCGATGTCGGTGCTATTGGTTCTGCTGCGGGAGCGTCTTTTGCGGAACTTCCACCTAAACTAAGGTAGGCATAAGCACCAGTGCTAGTAACACCAAGGACATCACCTCCGTTACCTCCAACACCTGCGCCGCCAGTAGCAATAATTTTATCTTGACCGCCCACAGCACCTGTCATAGTCACGCTGCCGCCATTAAAGGCTGTGCCATAAAGAGCAACAGCGCCTCCTCCTGTTGTTACAGCATTGTTGGGGCATCCAGCCACCCTTGAGATAGTACCCCCAGTGCCACCTGTGTAATTAAAGTCACCACCACTAGCAGTACCGCCTGCTCCTCCAGCAGTAGAGACAGCACTAGAAGTAGATGCGCTAAACTGCCCACCACCGCCACCATTAGCAACCATGTTTACAGACACCGCTGCGGAAGCAGTAACAAAGCTAGTGTTGCCCCCGTTGTTACCTACTCTAGAAGAGTTAATATTATTTGGTGCCAACGTACTAGCGCCTCCAGCGCCAATAGTGATCGTGAAGGTTTCTCCTGCTGTTACATTGAAAGTTTTTTCGCTGTAACCACCACCGCCACCGCCTGTAGCATCTCCTTGGTTCTGATCTATGCTTGCGTTTTTATTAGCAAGGAACGCACCTTGACCTCCACCACCAGTAATGATGACTTTGATCCTACCTGTTAATGGCGCTGTAAAAGTCTTTGACTGACCAATAACAAACTGTGTTGTGGGTATTGGTGCTGCATCTCCACCACCGCTAATAAAATCTGTAAAGTTGCTCATGCCATTGCCCATCCTACTGTAGAGTTTGTATAAATAAATTGAATTGAAAGATATTCTTTATCTAGTGTCATATCAGTACCACTAGACATAATGTTACTTCCGTTACGTCCAACTACTGTGTTTGTAAAGTTTCCAACTGTGATTAAAACTCTTTGACCAATTGTAGGTGACGCAGGTAATGTAATGGTTCTTCCAGCAGTATCCACATATACATGTGTGTTTACCGTAGCTGTTATGCTTGCACTAGTAACTACTGACGTTATACCAACTGTCACAGGCTCAGAAGCTATCTTAGCTGCTGTTACTGCATTGCTTGCTATCTTGGCTGTAGTAATATTAGAATCAACTATAGAGGCTGTTACAACTGAACTTGTTGCTAATTGATCGGCACCAACAGCATCGTTTGCAATTTTAGCTTGTGTTATATTGTCATCTACTATAGAGGCTGTTACAACTGCATTTGCAGCTAACTGGTCTGCACCAACAGCATCGTTTGCAATTTTAGCCTGAGTTACATTGTCATCTACTATAGAAGCGGTAACTACTGCACTCGCTGCTAATTGATCTGCACCAACAGCATCGTTTGCAATTTTAGCTTGTGTAACCGCATCGCTTGCTAATTTAGCTGTAGTAACCGTGCCATCGCCCGGAGTTGTTGAAGCAGCAACAGTAGAAATAATAATAACTTCTACCTTAACGCCTGTGGCTGGGGCAGTGCTAAAAGTAAGTGTAGTTCCGCTAAAGCTAAAAGTATCTTTATGCTGATATACACCATCAAAATAAACTTGAATAGAGTTTTCAGAAGCAGGTGTAACAGACATGGTGAGCGTTGTGTCGCTTCCATCGCCTGTCATGGTGTCTAGCGTGAACTGAGCCTCACCGCCTCCAATGTCTCCCCAAGAAGTAGTATAGCCCTCAAACTTTCCAGTTGTACTGTTATATCTAAACTGTCCTGCTGAAGCCGTAGGACGCTGTGCTGTAGTACCAACAGGGAGTTTTAATGCTCCTGTCGTGCCCATTGTAGTAGTAATTGCTGTAGCGTGATTGCCCATATAAGCATGTGAGCTACACTGATAATATAAAATATTAGGCGTATCAGACGTTACAGCTATTGTAGTATGAGCACCGGCACTTCCGGGAGTTCCTGAAGTTGTTACACCAGTTGTGTACGCCGAAGTCTTAGCTGCGTCATAATAAAAACGTAATGGGTGTCCGCTGTTTGAAGAATTAGATTGATCAAACTTATAATAGTATCCACTAGAGCTTGTAATACTATCTACGCCTAGTAAAGATAATGCTGGAGACTCTTCACCATTTAAAAAATATGCACTGCTAGAACCATCACCGTTATAAGGATGTGATGAAGTTTTTGAAGCTACTGTAACTGTAAACACTACAGGGCTTGAAGCACTACCATAATCTCTTGTTACGATAGAACCAGTAACTTGAGAGTCTACATAAGCTTTAACAGACTGTTGAGTAGGCACAAGTGTTGCACTATTAGAAGACATAGTATCTTCATCTACGAATGCAGTTACATTGATTGAACCATCATTAAGACTTCCAAAAGTTAAGTTTGTAATGGCAACAGCATCAATTGTGCCACCTTCTACTTTATTACCAGAAATCTGATTGTCTGCAAGTGTAAGAGTACCTCCTGAGACATCTAAAGCATTACCAGATCCTACAGTAATATTAGCACCATCTACAGTGCCTCCATTAATATCTGGATTTGTTAAAGTCTTGTTAGTAAAAGTTTCACCACCTGCAAGCGTAGCTACAGTGCTGTCAATTGCAAAAGTTACTGTATTACCTGAACCAGACGTATTAATACCTGTACCGCCTGTAAAGGTCATAGCTTCGCTGTCAAGGTCAATGCTTAAAGCACCACCAGAGTCTGCACTAAAGTCCAAGTCCTGTGCAGTTACTTGAGCGTCTACATAAGCCTTAATAGACTGCTGAGTAGCTAAAGACGTATTACTATTAGAAGTTAAACCATCTTCATCAAGAATAGAGGTTACTGTAGTACCACTGTTTAATACAAGGCTGTCAAGATTAGCAGTACCGTTAATGTATAAGTCTTTCCACTCAGCCCCTGTAGCACCTAAGTCATGAGTATTATCCGCACTGGGAAGCAAGTCAGAAGCTACATCAGCACTAAAAGATACTGTATCTGTAGCAGCATCACCAAAAGTTAAGTTACCTGCAATGGTTGCGTTGCCAGTTACTGTAAGATTACCGCCTACACTTAGATTATTAGAAAGCGTTGTAACGCCTGTGACACCTAAAGTACCTGCAACTGTAGCATTTACATCTACATCTAAAGTATCTACATGTGCTGTACCGTCTAAAAATAAATCTTTAAACTCTAAAGAAGATGTGCCTAAATCAATATCATTGTTTGTTACAGGTACAATAGCACCATCTTGAATACGAATCTGCTCTACAGCAGCACTAGAAACTTCTACATAAAAACCAAGACGATTGTTTGTTCCGTCTACTTCAATCTTGTTAAGAAAATCAAGATCACCAATTTTAAAAATATTACCGCCCTGACCAGCAGTACCATCGTGTCTGTGGCCTGTGCTTACTGCACTGCTAGAAGAGTAAGCAAAAGAGTTTACTAATTGGTTATATTCGTTATTAAATAACGATGCTGATATAGTATCTCCATCAGCGAATGTACTTTGTCTGGTATAGCTCTGAGCCATCTATTATCTCCTTCCTGATGGAGTGTAGTCTATATAAAGACCATTCACTGTATATGGCGATTTTTGATCTGAACTTGTTACAATAAAACTTACAGTATGCCCACTGCCTTGAACTGTTTGGCGTACTAGAGGATCTGCTGGAGCACCAAATACATTGGCTCCAAATATGCCTGACCCAAGAATACTAGGCAGAGGAATACTATCTAATATATAATCTAAAGGTTGTGAAATTAAAGGATCTTCATAATCATAACGTACACGTAATGTAGGCTGGATAGCCCCTTCAGGACTCATAGATAGACGTACATGACGTAAAGTCTTTTTAGTACCTACATCACCAAAGTCTAAATTAGGTGTCTGATAAGACGCTCTAATGTCAGCAGGATTACCACCATAATCAAAAGAAATACCATCATCATGATTATAGATATAGCCGTCACTATCTCCATGCCACGTTTGCTCAATACCATCTACATCTAGATCTGATGTTAAAGCAGTAGCTTTGATACCTTCAGTTTCTGAATACTGAAAACCTTCATTTGTTAATGTAGCAATAACACCTTTAGAAGCAGCATTAGCTGTACCGTCTGTGTTATAAAATAATCTGTATTGTGATTTACTTCTAAGTACAGCACTTGTAATATCTAAATTATCAATGTTTGCTGCAATACTTTTAATTGTAGGTTGAATAGGTCTACTTACAGTCCCTAACTCAACGTCACCAATCCGTACTGTACCTGCAATGGTTCTAAGTCCGTCAGGACTCAAAAATAACAAGTCACCTGCAATTTCCTGAATACTTTGTGCATCCATACAACCTACGTTTTTTGTTACTGGTTGTACTGTAATAGCATTAGAATCATTAATGTTTAATAGTTTAAAAATACTATTCTTACAAAAGATAACAAGATCACTACGGAAACTGGCTAGGCCCACTACTTGATCTTCAAGTACAATAGATCCTGCTCCAGCTCCTGAAAAGTTATCAGGATCATTTGTGTGGCTGTAATAAATTGTATTAGATGCAGCGCCTGCACCAGCAACTACAAAGTGCTTATCATGAATAGTGCCTACTGCCGGAGCAACAGTACCGCTTACAGTAATTTCACCAGCAAAAAAAGTACGTGAATTTAAAGCACCAGTACCTTCCATTCTAAAAAAGTAAGGCTTGTTAACACCATCACATATAAGAATCTCACCATAATCTGATAAGCCTTCAAAAAATGCAAAGCTTGTTTGTTTTTGCCCAGTACGTGCTAAATCTGAACGGCCTGTAAAAGTTGTGTAGTTATCCCCGCTGCTATGAACACTAGACTTAGATATAGAAATCCATGAGGTTCCATCTTGACTAAAAAATATTCCAGTGCCTGAACAAACTATTACACCATCAGCATAACCTCTAATCCCCAGTACTTTGTTATCACCATTAGGACGTACCGCTGAACCGCCTCCAAAGATAGTGAAGCCATTAATACGACGATAGCCGCCATCTGTGTCTACTTCAAAGTTTGTAAGCTTAGAAGCAACTCCCGGCTGTCCCAGCATCTCAAGCTGGTTAAGGCTAGTATATAATCCGCCTTTAGTTGATAAACCAAACGGCTGAGACATTATACAAACCTCATACGGTCATCTTTAAACTCACCGGGATTAGGATTCATCAAATTAAGTTTCATTAAACGTAAGCCACGCTTGTAGTCTTCAAGAGCAAAAGCAGAAAACTGTGGGCTTTCTTTAAACTGATAGATATAATATCTAGCTCTATTAAGCAATACAGGCTTGTAAGTATTTGGAAAAACTGTTTCATCACCAAAGGCTACAAGCTCTGTAGGTAATACATAAGCGTAAAACCAGATACGATATACTTTATCTGGAATAGAGCTAAGACCAAACTTACGGTTGTCAGGACTTTTGATTACACGATCAGGTACACCGTATTGCTGAGTATCTGCATCGTCTAAGTTTTCTGGAATACGTCTATAGTCTTTCCAAGCTTCTGTTGTAGTAAAACGTAAGTTACGTGCAGTATATGGTACTGATTCGCCTGCTACGCCTACTGTAGTCAAATAAAAGTTGTCCCAATCAATGTAGCCGTAGTCAGTAGTTAAAGAAGAACTAGCAGTCTTTAAATTATACCAGCGTTGTCCCGCTACAGTTTCTACGTATACATTACCGTACATAGGATCTGTCTCACCACTTAAATTAGCAGCAAGGAAAGGCCACTGAGGTTCTTCATTAACAATATCTAGATAAGCTCTGTTAATAGAGTCTTTAACATGTTGTTGAATACCCACAGCAGAAGCAAAGCTAGAACTTGTAAGCTCTACTTCATTCATCTCCCGTAGGAGTTCATTTGCTAAATCTAGATATGTTGCTGCCATTATTTATGCGCCTTTTGAACCTCAAAGGTTGCTGATTTACTTGCACCCTTATGAGGCTTATAACCGTCTTTAGGATCTTTCATAAGCTTAAAAGTCTTTCCAGACTTCATCCAGTGGTAACCTTTAGGAGCAGCTACTTTCATTTTACTTTCTGCGTTACGGTTTTACTACCGCACATTCTTTCCATATCCTGCACAGAAGCATAGCCGCCTTTAGTGTAAGCACTACGTTTTGTAGCACCTCCACCCATCATTTTCTTTTTAGCATACATACCTTGACCTCCTTCAGAATATTGTATTCTTTCATCATACCCAATACCATACATGGGTAGCTCTTGAATACCGCCGTAGTTTTGTTTTTGATTTAGTTTAGCTACCATTTTTTTAATCGTTTTGCCTAAACTCATCAGTCTTGCTCCATTGAAAAAGTTTTACTAATTGCTCTAGCGCCTTCAAACTCTGTAGCGCATTCGGGGTCAGAGTCTTTATTAAAAATTTTATCAAAGTTATCTTTGTAACGTGCGTAATTAGTTCCTTTGCGGATTCTACTGCCTTTACCAGCAATAGTTTGTCTCATCATTAGTGGCTTCGCATCAGATCCAAGTTGGGGCATTATAATCTCCAGTAAAAAAGGAAAGGGGCCACCGAAGCAGCCCCCACCTAAAAGGTCTAGTCGATACCGTAGAAGGCTGAAACCAGAGCTTCTGGTCGCAGTACCTTAGCACCGTAAACGTGTAGACCACGTACAATGTCACCGAAGCTTTCTGGGTCACGGATGACCTCAGTGCTGGTGATTGTTTGAGCCGTTGCCGTAGAAGACATGTGACCAGCCAGACATTGACCAGCAGCATTAGTTACTGAAGGAATGTTGTTTGACTTGTACATATCAAAACCACGCAGCTTGCCAGAGCTTACCAAACCATTACGGATGGAGCCTTGACCAGCGTTGAAGTCTACGTTCAACAGCTTAGAGCTAGACTGAGACAGTACTTCGTAGAACTGTGGTGAAGCTACGAACCATCGTCCTTCTTCTGGAATGTTCTGCTCGTCTAGCAAACGTGCCATACGTGCCATGATATCCAGAGGATCGTGCTCATTTGCAGCAAAACCAAGGTCTAGGTTACCAGTACCGTCAAAGGTTCCAGCAGCAAGGTCAGCAGTAGCGTCTGTACCAAGGATATGGTCAGGGCTAGAAGCAGACACACCAGCAAACATAGAAGCTAGTACACCTTGGTCAAAAGCATCACGCAAAGAGTAAGCTGCTGAAGACGTAGCAACGTCACGGAAGTTAACGTGAGACATGTTAGTTTCAATGTCATCTACGATAAACTTAAATGCGTTAGCCGTGTCAACAACCAGAGTTACTTCTTGGTCAGTCAACTTAGTAGCGGTCACATCTTGACCACGCTCATACTGATAAACAGTAATTTCAGGCTCTTTGATGATTCGTACACTATCACCGAATGCTGCGATTTCACCCGCATAGTCAGTGTTCGTAATACCTTCAATCACAGAAGCCTTACGGAAAAAGTTTAGTACCTGCTTAGAGTAAACTTTAGGCAGGAAAAACGAGTTGGTTTGTCCCGCTACAGAGTTACCAAAGTTAGCATTGGTATCTGTAGACGGTTCAAAGAATTGGTCACTTACATTATAAGCCATGTTAATATTCTCCTAATAACACAATTAATTATGCTACTACGCGACCCTCCATCATTGCTTGCTTAATATCTTCTTCATATTTATCAAACTGATCTAGGGACATAGCAGCGATTTCCCGTTCAGTCCAGATCTTAGGTTGACCAGCATCTACGTTAGTTGTTTTAGTTGATACCATATCTGCTGCCGAACCTTGAGATTTCTTTCTGGGCTGTTGTTTTTGAGTAACACCAGTTTCCAATTTGTAAAGATCAATAGCTTTTGAAGCTAAAGCAACATTATCAGGGTTATTATAAACCCAATCTTGAATCTGCTCAGGTTGCTCCTTAGCCCACGCATGAAACTGCTCGTCCCCTCTGATGTCCTCAAAGTCTGGATGTCGCTGTTGCAAAGTGGTTTCAGCCTCTCTACGTAACACTTCAGACTCACGTTGCCGCATAGCCTGTAGTTGCGCTTCAAGTTCCGCTACCTGTCGTTGACTCTGCATATGTGCTACAGATTCAACAGTGTTATACAGATCAGGATACTCCTCTTTAAAACTTTCTAACTCTTCTTCAGACTTAGGCGGTTCATAGCGGGGTTGTGCTTGTTGAGCCATCGCAAGGAGTTCTTGTTCCTTTTGTTTAAACTCTCCAAGTTTCTGATCATAATGTTTCTTTAGATCATCGTATCGTTTCTTATAGTTAGTCCTCTTTCGGGGTTGAGCTTCTTCTTCAGGGGCCTCTTCGGGGGTAGCCTGAGGTGGCTCAAAAAATAATCCATCTGCACTGCCTCCACTGGGCTTATCAGCTTCGTGCCAAGGCTTACGAGCATTGTATGGATTACTAACTTCTTCTTGTACTTCTGACATTCTCAATCTCCTTCACGGGGCTTGTGTCTTGCAAGGTAGCCATATTAACTCCGTCGAGTTTATGGGGCTTGTCTTACCAAGGTAGCCGTAAAATTACCGAAGACTAGGCATCTTATTTGCACCCATCATGAGCTTATTGATTTCCTCATCGGTTTTGCTGAGGGGTAAATCTTGCTCTTCAGGGTCTTCTTGCATATAACCGCCAATAGCCTTCATTTGATAACCGCCATCATAAGCACGTTCAGCATCATCCATCATTGTTTGAAGCTGATCCGCACCAATCTGGTCGGTTGCTTTTCTGGTAAATACAAACTCTCCATCACTCAAACGAGCGGGGATAGAATCTGATACACCAGTTCCGGGGCCTTCGACTTCTCCAGCACCCGAAAACTCACTAGCAACTGTAATTACTTTGTCCAAGATATCTGATAGTCTTGGATCATTTTGTAATACACCTGCTAGGTAATCTTGTTCTTCATCGTCAAGGGATTCATCCATGACGTAACTAATATAATCGTCTTCCATTTCATTATCTGGAAGCTGTGAAGCCAGTGCTTCGTTCATTTCATCTTCTGGTATGTTTGGATAGGTATCTACTGGCATACCTTCAGGGGGCATCATCATAGAGCCACCTTCGTTAAATACTCCACGTCCTTTCAAAACATCTGCCTGAGTAATCTTTCCATCGCCTGTAAGATCTGATAAGCCGCCTTTAACTTTTCCAGATCTCGCAGCACGTTCTTCAGCACCACGTTCTTCTTCTATTTTTTTATGTACAGCGATTTTAGTTGTATCACTGACATTACCCGTATCCCTTTGAAAGTTAGACTCAATATTTTTTCTTTCAGCGGGAGTTTTAGCTTGGGCATAAGACTTTTGAAAATCTTCTAGCATAGACCTATAGCCTGCTTCCATATCAAAATTTTTAGTCATAATCTTTCCTATTAAGTGCTTCGTCTACTTGTTCAGGTAAAGTTTCTAGTCTAGCCAGAGAACTCAGCTTCCCCTGACTGCGGAACAGATCCAGTTCCGATGTTGCCGCCACCAGTACCTGTAACTCCAAGGTCTTGAGGTTGTTGAGGTACTCCTTCAGGGCCTCCCATTGGTGCTTGTCCTTGACCATCGGGGCCAGCTTCCGGGCTAGGGCTTTGTCCAACATTATTTTGCATTCCTATAATCTGAGCCATCATTGCAGCTTCTTCAGGGTCATTCATCAGTTCATCTGGGTCTAGATCTAAGCTGTACGCCAGTTCACTAATAAGCTTGTTCATCTTAATAAACGGAGCTACAGCAGGGTTAGCTGCGGTCTGAAGGAACATTGTAAGCCTTTGAGAGCGTACTTCCTTCTGCATCAAGCTGTTTGTGCCTGTAGCCTTAACTTCTAAATCACCCTCAATACCAAGCTTATAGTCTGAAAACTGCATGTTCCATTGGAAGTATGCTTCACCCATAGGCTTTAACAGGAAGTCATCAAGATTCTTAATAACAGTCTTAATGTTTAATGAAGCTGCACCAAGCAACATAGACATACCTGATGCGGTACGTGTCATGCTTTGTACGCCTGTTTGACCATGACTATAAGAAGGAATACCTGTTTGTTCATCTGCAAGCTGTCGGAACTTGTCGAACATTTGCATATTTTCTATAGTAGTATTAGGAAACTTTAAGCCGTTAATAGCTTGTCCGGGAACACCAGCTTGTCGCCTAAATACTTTACCCGGATAAATCTCCATGCTCTGACCACCTACAAGGGCAGTCTCATCTACATCAAAGATTACAGAGCCTGATAGAGCCAGATTATCAATAGCCATACGTGCATGACCATTCATAATCTTTTGACTATCATCCATGTTCTCTGCTACACCAATACCAAAGAAGCTATAGGGATTCTTTTCGTAGCTGAACGCATGATAAGGAATACGGAAAGGTGTAAAAGGATTTACAACACTGCGAAGCATTTGACCATTACAGACCCAAGCGTTGATCTGTACTTCATCTAAGTCATCTACTTCATCAGGAATCTCCATACCTACCTGACGGCAGTACTCTGCATCCATAACACCCCAGTACTCTAGTACTTCATACTGAGACGCACCATACTCATCATTACGATTGTCATCTTTTAACTCGTGCTCGTAATCTTCTTCTACGTAGTTAGGCCCCATCTGGAGACATGTACGAATAGCTTCTTTGTCAAAGTAAGGCATCTTACCAAGACTACGAAGCTGTGTACGGTTCATTCTATGGCGGTGGAATACATACTCTGATTCGTCAACATTTGTTGCGTTGGGGTCTGGGAAAAAGTCCCAGATGCTGACAAACTCCAAGCGAGGCACCCTAACATCAACAGGAGAGTAAACTCTATCACCGTCCTCTCCTTCATCCCATCGGTGGAGGGTCTTGTTAAAATTGAACGGCCCTTTAACGATTCCGGTGCCGAATAAAGCTGATTCAAATAATGCGTTTCTGATCTCACTAGCGCCGTTAGACTCCTCTATCTGATCGTGTATAAGTTTTTCCATACGTCGTGCAGCTTTCTGTGCAGGACTTAATTCAAGTACTTGTGGGTTTGGTGAAAGCCCCTCTTTAAGCATTTCTTTTTCTTCAGCAAGTTTGTCAAGTTTAATATCTTCAAACTTACCTGTAGCAAAAGTAGCTCCGGGCTTTAGTACTTTACCATCACCTTCATAACCTACGTCAAAAGGATTATCTGTGATTTCTTGTTCTTCTTCAGGAGCCTGTCCTTGAGAGGTTTCAATTCCCGGTGCAGCAGATGCGTCTACATGCCCATATTGAGAAATACCTTCAGGCATCTTAGTTTCACTAATACCAATAGGAAACTTATTAGCACCAAACACAACATCTACAAGTTGTCCAAAGGCTGCAAGTACTTTAGTCTTAGTAACCTTAACAAAGATACGGGACTTCTCAGACTCTCTAAAGCGTACATTCTTACCGTATAAACCACGATAGTTGTGGTACGCTGTAAGCCAACGCTGTTCATCTAGGTCGCGTGAGGACTTAGCAGAAACATAGCGGTCAGTAATTAGACCTACTAGGTTGTTGCGTAGATTTTCTTCTAAGGTAAGCTCAAGGCCATCTTCGCCTTCAACGTCTCCGAAGTAAATCCCGTTCGCTGTTAAAGTATTTTCTGCCATTAGTATCCAAACTCCGAATCAACGGGTGTATATGCCTGTTCCATTCTCATGTTTCTAAACTGACTAAAGATGTCATTGACTTTAGGTCTTGACATAATTAAGTAGCGTAGCGCGTCATAAGCGTGGTCAGGTGCATTTGTATTAACATCTTCTGGGTTAGTTTTATCCAGAGGAAGACTTTGGAGTTCACGTATTAAGTTAGGACAGCTATTAAATATCTGTATCTTAGGTCTGCCACTTGGCTGCACTCTCAAGTATTCGTGGATTTGTATCTTCCCTTGTATTCTGTTTTTATCTGCTCTACGCAGCTTATGCCCTGCTCGTTGAAGTGTCTCTCCAACTGTAGGGCCTGTAGTACCTGTTCTGTTCCATGCCGCTGTGTCTAACACTCCCGGCACAGAGTAAGGGTCTGTTAGCTCCATGTTAGTAATCATCTGAGCTAAATCAACACCTGTCAGTCCTTTACGGTATAACTCTCTATATATAATCAGTGTGCCATCAGAGGGATCAACAGTACCCCAAACACAAGCACTTTCAGAAGCGTAGCCATAGTCAATTCCTTTTACCCTTTCCCAACCTACTGGGATTTCAAAAGGTGTTATAACATGCTCCATTACATCAAACTCTGTAAAGGCAGCACCTTCTGTAACATCCCAATTGCCTTCTAGAAGTTGCTTACGCTGTACCGCTGGTAGAGCTTTAAGCATTTGCTCATACCTACCATCTAAGGACAGATAGGGGTTATCTTCTAAACGGGCTGGTATAAAACGTCGTGTCAAACCATCATGGCCTGTAAAGCTCTCATTAGGCTCTGATGGGTTCACATAACGCTTCTTTACCCATGTTGCACCAGCACCACCGGGGTTAGCTGTACAACGCATGTACGGCGTAATCTCAGGGTCTGTAGTACGCAGTCTTGATGCTAGGTAGTTCCAAGAAAACTCTGTTGATAGGTGAGTAATCTCATCAAAACCAATCCAACTATAAGCTTGTCCCTGATAGCGGTACACATCTGCATCTCTTTCAAGGAAGCCAAACTCTAGTTTAGCACCACTAGGGAATGTCCAGATCTTTTCAACTTCTCTGAACTTACATCCCGGAAAAGCCTTAGGGTATAACTCCCTAGACTTATCTATAAGCTCCCTCAGTTCAGGCATGGAGCGTCTTAATATCAACGCCCTGTGAGCAGCCCTGTGTGCGAATCTGAGGGGATCTACGAGCATAGCATAGGACTTACCACCCCCTGCTGCGCCACCATACAATACGTCCGTCTCTGGAGCCGCTAGGAAGTCTGTCTGCGGCCCATCATTAGGTTTGAAGATAATATTTTCAAGGGCTTCTTCTTTTACTTTTTTAGGAAGCTGTGCTATATTATCTTCTGTAAGTACTTTACCTTCAACAGCTTTTTCGTTATTATCTAGTTTAGCAAGTGTAGCTTTAGAAGTTTTTAAAGCAGTCTTTTGATTTTTAATCTTAGCTTCTGCTTTTGCAATAAGTTTTTCTTTTACACGTACTGCTTTCTTAGCAGCCATTTTATTTTGAGTAGCTCTGCTGTAATGATAGCCTCTAGATTTAGATCCTTTGGCTCTGCCAGACTTCTTTCTAGGCGTCCCGTCTACTTTTAATACAAAGTTTCCATCAGCATCTGTCTGGTATTTGTCAGGATTTATATCCCAATCATTCATTATCTACAATCTTCTTTAGACCGGCATGACTTAGTTTACGGCCTGTCTTGTATTCAACCCACATAGCTCCTTCGCGCAAACTTAAAGACCTATCTTTTATCAGAGGCTTTATTTCTTCTAATATATTTAGTTGTTCTGGAACCTCTTCTAGAAACTTAGTATCTTCAGAAAGCACATATCCAAATGGAATTGTAGAACTTGACCTACGTTTCAACATTAATTACTACCTCTTCTTTAGCGGGTAGCACAAAAATCCCTCCTTCTACCTTATGACTGACATCTAGTTTGTCTGCTTTTCCTAGCCCTGTGCGATCTAAAATCGTTTGGGCTGCCTGTAGTCTTACATTGACTTGAGGCATAGGTGTTTCAGACTCCATAACTTGCACAAGCTTCATGGCAGCTTTAGGTGCAGATTGAGCTAGAATATTAGAGGCTAGATCTATTATCTCATTTTTTAAGGCTTTAGTCACTTGCCAATGAGTGTTAGGAGCATAGCCTGCTAAATCTGCTGCTTGCTTTGGATCACCTCCTGTCTCGACTAAATAATCTAAAAAAGTCTGTTGCTTTGTTGTCAATTCTTTTTTCATTGTTTTATTATAAGGGTAGTTTACAGATTTGTCAAGTTTTTTCTTGACAAATCTGTAAATTAACTCTATAATATTTATAGACCCACCGGGGCTATATCTATATATACTTGCCCTCTTTGAAGGTCTTTGAAGACCCGCCCAAACTGGTACACACTACTTCTGGCTCATATGAGGTTGTGGAGACTTTGAAGACCCTTCCAAACTGGTTGACATCACTTTTGGTTCAAAATGTATATGATTTAGTATATATAGGGGGTGGGGGGTATGGCCTCCTGCCCGGCCCCTCCAAGTTCTCTAAAGAACTTGGCAAACTCCATTATTCTTCCGCGCATACTTTAAAGTCTTTAGAGACTTTAAAGCAGATCCCTCCCAGACTCTAAAGTCTAAGAAGACTTTAGAGGCTGAGCCCTCCTGAGAATTTTAAAGACTTCTAGTTTACAAAGTAAACTGAAGTCTTTTTAGTCTTTGAAGTTTAGAATAAACTTCAAAGTTCTTTATAGCTTTCAAGAACTTGAAAGCTATTTAACTCCCAAGCTGCCAAATCCATCTAGCTCCTCCTAAGAGGAGCTAACAGACTCCAAAGTTTAAAAGACCCAAGGGGTCTTTTACATTTCCACATAGTCCTATTAAGCCTTCTTAGGCTTAATAGGACTATGTGGATAAGGTTTGACTATCTTTAAAATATTCAGAAGAAGTCTTACGACTTCTGAATATTTTAAAGATAGTCAAACCTAGGAAGGGCTTCGGCTCGACGAAAAATTACACAATCGGGAAAACGATTATGGCTAAGTATGATTTGACAAAACCTGCGACCGACAAAGCGATCTATGCCTGTGCTGCGACTTTGGCATATAAATTCATCGGTGAGAATGATCTCAAGAAGTTTGAGTTTAATAAACTCAAAGCCCGCTTTGGCGCTTCGATCAAGTCGGTTCACGAAGGACAGCCTTTGGCTGGGGATATCAATAAATTATTTTCGGTGAAAAAAATCAACGGTAAGACTTCCGCTGCGTCGAAGTATATCAAAGTTCTCCGAACTGATGACTTGAAATCCAACAAAGAAGTTAAAATCACTGCAAATCCAAAGCAGTCAAAGAACTTTAAAACCTCTTCGGCTCCTCGTCTTGCGACTGCCGCTGATCTCGGAATGATCTAATTTAACTTTGCCCCCTTCGGGGGGCTTTTGGAGTTTTTATGGATAAATATAATTTAGATATTTGGATACCAGTGGTTGCACTATTAGCAGCTCCGCTGACCCCATTCATACTTGTAATTTTTTCTTAGGAGTCAATATGACTAATTCTGTTGTTGTCGATGAGCGCCGTGATGTATCTTTTGAACTTATGCAATTGATGAAGTTTGAACATGCAGTTGATATGTTAACTTCTGAACTTGGTAGTCTTCAAATGAATCCTGAACTTCATACTGCGGTGTTAGCGAGATTTGAAGATGTGGTGGCTGCCAAGTTTAATAAAACTAAAGTTTGGCAGATTGATAAATGGGATGTCGCGCAAATGATCGTGATGTTAGCTCAAAGAATTACCCCGGAGGATTCCGCTTAGTTACAAACTAAAATTATAACCATTAGTATGGTTATGGTGCAGCTTCCTGAGATGGTAGCCAATCCGGATTCTTGCGGCTGCACTAATTAAATAATGGGAGCTACGGCTCCCTTTTTAATCTTTAGAGGAGGTCTTACGACCTCTAAAGATTAAAAAGGGAACAGGAGAAAACATTTGGTTAATAGAATAAACGCAATAACTTTGAAGACTATTAAACCTATTAAGGAGTATATATATAATTATAATTTACCTTTAATGGGGTTTAATAGCTCTACTAAGATCTTAAAAGGCTTTAAAAAGCAAGAGTATACCACAGGTATATTGTATTTGCAACCCGCTGATCTTGTGGCGCGTAATACTTTATGTGCTTATGCTGATGTTGCTGGGTGTAAAGAACCCTGCCTTAGATCTTCGGGCCGACTTGGAATGTCCAATGCTCAGAGGGCTATGACTCGTAGAACTGTGCAATATCTTGAAGATCCCGATGGCTTCAAAGAAAGATTACGGGCCGAGATACTACGCAATGAGACTGACAATTATTGCATTAGACTGAACGGCACTAGTGATGTGGTGTGGACTGATCTTATCGCATCGTTACCTAACATACAATTTTATGATTACACAAAGGTTCTACACCGTGTTACTCGTAATGTTTTGTCTAACTATCATCTCACATTTTCGGCATCATTGAATAGTGTCAAGACTATTGGGCAACTTAAAACTGCTACAGATCTTGGACTCAACATTGCAATATCCTTTAATACTAAAGAGTGCAGAGGCGAGTTCAAGATACCTAATAACATACAGTTGTTTGGTAATACTGTAGAGTTAGCAGACTTTGATGCCACCGACTTGAGATTTTTAGATGAGGAGGGCACCGTCGGTAAATTAACACGCAAAGGATCTACAAAACTAGAAAGACTAAAGGGGCAAGGCGATCTGAATTTCTTTGCAGATCCTAATAATTTACAGTTGGTCGCTTGACATCGCAGTTAAAATACTTTAAGATTCTCCCTAGAAAACTAGGAAGGAGGTCTTACGACCTTCCTAGTTTTTCTAGGGGTACGGTTGGAGGCACCGTGAAGCCTGACCCGCCACCTCCCTTGTGGAGCCTTTAAAGAGTGGCAATGAGCAGCTGGCAACTCATAATTTTATAATCAGGAGTTCGTATGAACACAGTTAGTTTTTTGTTTGGAAACAATTCAGAAGTTGATAATCTGCGAAATGCTGGATACGGCGAAGCAGACTTTGAAGTTGTCTCTACGCCAGTATTATATAAGGCAGGGGGTACGGATAAATTTGGAGGTATACTTAAACTTGAAGGTAAAAATGTTTACTACCGCGAAGATACCGGCGATGCTCTGGCGATCCACGGCGACCGCTACAAGCCAGTGTCACATACTAAAATGATTGACACTGCTCGTAATGTATTGGAGCGCAGCAACTTGAGCCTTCGGAACATTAAAGAAACTATTCAAGTGGGAGATGATGGTGCAGTTTGTTTTGTGCGGCATCAGCTGCCTAACCATGAGATCACAACTCCCGATGGCGACACGGCTATTCTTGAAATGCTCCATATCAATTCATTCAATTCTGTATGGCCCTACCAAGCGACTGTTGGAGCATTGCAAAATGCTTGCACAAACCATCAAGTATTCCTTGGGCAGACCGCTGGAATCTACAAAGCTCGACACACTAACAAGCTCAGTGTGGATCAAGGCGCTCACCAAATGAATAAGATAATGAGTATCCTCGATACTCAAAATGAGATCTGGGCTGAGTGGTCTAACACTCCTGTTGGTCGCAAGGAAGCCTTTAGTTAT